ATGGCTTTGTCAGATTCCTGGCTGAAGGCCCATCACAAGAAGCCGCATGAGGCGGCCATGGAGAAGGCGGACGGAGAGGGACTTGGTGTGCGGGTTTCAGCCACCGGCAAGATCGTCTTCCAGATGCGTTACCGGTTTGGTGGCAAGCCGGCGCGGCTCGACTTGGGTACATACCCTCTGCTCTCGCTGAGGGAGGCGCGTACAGAACACCAGCGACTGCGTACAGAACTGGAGAAGGGCCGTGACCCCCGGCATGTACGCACAGCTGAACGGGACGAGTTCGCCCAGGTCTGGACCAACGAGCAGCTGTATCGGGAGTGGCACACGAACTACTGCCTCGAGAACAAGCAGCAGGCCGAAGACTACCTTCGCAGCTTCGAGATCCACGTCTTCCCGAAGCTGGGCAAGCTGCCGGCTGACCAGACGACCGCACACCAATGGCTGACCCTTATCGAAACCGTCGCAGACAACACGCCGTCGATCGCCGAGAGGATCCTCCAAACGGCCAAGCAGCTGCACAAGTGGGCGCACCGGCGCGGCCTGATGAAGACGAAGCCGTTGATTGACGTGTCCGTCGCGGAGGATCTGATGATCCAGAAGGAGCCTGCTGGCAGGGCACTCAGCGAAGAGGAAATCAGGCAGTTCTGGTACGGCGTGGAGGCTTCTCGCATGACGCCTGGCACCAAGATATTCCTCAAGCTGCTGCTGGTCTTCGGCTGCAGGGGCGTTGAGCTCAGGTCTCTCGATCCGGTGGCGGACCTCGACCTTGAAGCGGGCATCTGGACCGTTCCACCTGATAAGAATAAGGTCAGAAAACGCGTACGGCGCAGCATCTGCCGGCCGATCATCGCTGAAGTCAGGCCTTTGATCGATGAAGCCAGGCGCCACTCTCGCAGCCCTCACCTGCTATTCACGCAGGAAAAGGCAGCCAAGCCGCTCGAGGTGAACGCTACGCTGAGCATGCCGGCTTCGGTGATGCGGAACGTCAAACGCCTCTACGGCGTCGAGATGGAGCACTGGTCGCTGTACGATCTGCGCAAGACAGCTAGGACCAACTTCTCGACGCTGACCGATGTGCATGTGGCTGAAGTGATGCTCGGGCACGCCCTGCAGGGGATGCAAGGCGTGTACGACCGCCACCTCTATATAGAGGAACAGGCTGCCGCCTATAAAAAGTGGTGGGACCGGATCATGTCGATCGTTGCGACCCCTCCTTGCCAGGCAAAGTGAGGGCTACTTGACCTCAGCTGCTACCGCCAGCAGGTCTACGTCGTCCCTGATGACGAGGCCCTGGCGGTCCAGGCCGACGCTATCGTCGAAGTAGATGCGGTTGTCGGCTCGCAGATGCTCGTAGATCTGCTCGGCGTGCTCTCGGTCAGTTTTGGTGTAGTCGATGATCTGATTGATGATCCCGTTGCGGTCGCTGCTCACGATGTCTCTCCTTGGCTTCTGCCGGCGTTTGCTTTTTACCATGGATTAATGAAGAAAGGGGCTTAGGCCCCTTTCCGCATTTCCCGCTCTTCCCAGGCTTCCACCTCTTCCATCAGGTAGAGGTTCTCGGACCCGTTGTTGGCGATTGCCGGCTTCGGGAAGCCGCGGGTGACCGGCCAGCGGGAGATCGTCCTTGAACTCTTATCGTAGCGTTGGCACAGCTCCGAGGTGGAAATGAACTTCTTGGCGACCTCGCTCATCAGGTCTGCTCCTCCATCATGATCTCTAATCGGCGCACGTCGTGTGCAATCTTCCTGGCCAGCAAGGCTGGGGAGCCGCACCCGAGGGCGTTGGGTAGTTCGAACGTCAGGCTTGCCTCAACGTGCCGGTCCTCGGAGACTCTCGGCGTTTGCTCAAGCATCTCGAGGACCATCTTCACCGCTTCGCTCACCGTGGGCTCCATGTCTTTGCTTGTCCTAGCTTGGTAATCCTAATGGTTTTGCGTATTTGTGTAAATACAGGAATACGGCTAGGCGGACATGAGCTCGTTTTCGAGCTTCCAGATGAGCACGTTGCGGTCTCGCCAGCTTCGCAAGTCTTGGATCTCCTCCCCGGATGCGGCGGCTTTTTTCAGCAGTAGCCTGGATAGGCTGCGGTCGAGACCTGTCTCAGCGGCCACCTCCCTCCAGGTGATCGGCTGTCCGTCTCGGAAGTAGATGGGCCCTTGTGGTGTGCGTTTGGCTGTGATTTGCATATTCATTTCCTTCAATATTCAATTTTTCTTCTACTGTGCGCTCTATCGGCGCTTCATGCCTTCTAGCGAGCAGAGGTCCACCACTCGCTGGTAGCTACGTAGGTCAGACCCGACGCCGTGGATGACGTCTTTGTCTGGGCAGTTGTGCGGAGGGGCTGGCTCAGGAAGCGGCCCAGCTACCACCGGCGCCATCAGCTGGAGGCAGGTGCCGGTGGTATAGGCGGCCATTACCCAGCCGGCCAGGAACCTCGCTGGAACGCCCATGGCTACGCCGGCACGCCTTCGGCCAGCATGCGGCGAACGTTCTTAGCCAGCTCAACCGGTACCACGGGCTGTGCCTTCTTCGCCTTCTGCGGAAGCATCGCCGCTGCTTCCGGGAACAGGTCGGCGAGCTGCTTTTCAGTGCGACAGGCGGCGAGCAGGTCGCTGACCTTTTCGTGGTAGTCCAGCGCCTGGGTGAGGATCGACATGAACTCGGCGGACAGTTCGCCGACCTGCTTGACCAGAGGGGCGAGGGCACGGATGCGGGCCTGCTCGAGCTGGTCGACTTCCTTGATGTTCTCGGGTTCGAGGCCACGAAGGTTGATATGGTGGTCGGCTGTGAAGGCGGGTAACACTCGGTCGAACCGTGGGGTGAATTTGCGGATGTAGAGTTGGCTGTTCCAGCTGGCGACTCTGACTTCCAGCGCTGAGAGCACCGGGTCCCACTTACCTCTCATCGCCCTGAGAAGCTGGTTGAAGACCTTCTCGTCGACTTCGTAGGTACTGCTGTGCTCGCCAAGCTGGGCCGAGTTGGTGCGGAGGCGGCCTTTGTCGTCTCGTTCGACCGGGTAGACCGTGATTTCAACGCTCTTCCTTCCAGTCATGATGTGCAGCTGAATCATCCGGTCCCAGCTGCTCTCGGGCACTTCCGGGATCAGCGACGCCAGGTGGCGGGCATGCACTTCAGTGAACTTCGTGTTCAGGGTTTTGACTTTCTTGGCCATGGCCGGCGCGTGCTTCTCGATCGCCTTGGCGGTGAGCGTAGCGGCCAGGTCTTTGCGGACTTCTTTCGTCAGGGTCATATAGTGAATTCCAATTTCTAATTTAATAAGGAAATACAGTAATACAGGTCTGGGATTATGACCAGACCTCCCAGGTGCTGAATGAGCCGTCCTCGTGCTTGTGCACGAAGCACTCATTACCTTCCTTCCAGCAAGCCCTTTTTATCGACAGGGCCAGGTCGAAGTCGGCCGCGCGCCGGTAGACGACCTTCCGCGTCTCCCGCTGCAGCTCGTCGCCGACCAGCTTGTAGCCGAGGCTTTCGGCGCGGCGTCTGGCCACCTTCTTGAAGGCTGGCCATTCTGCAGGGTCCAAGAGGTCTCTGCCTTCGACGTCGACGACCCTGTACCGGTTGGAGAGCCACCACGCACCGGGGAAGATAGATGACTGGTGGTGGGCTAGTTGGTGGACGATCTTGGCGTATTTTTCTGGCATGACCTATTCTCCTGGAGCAGGCGGATCAGATCTTCTTCCAACGCATAGATCCGTTGACGTACTCCCCGCCCTAAAGGACAGGGATTCCAACTTCTTGAGGGCAACGTCCTGCCCCGAGACTGAGAATATTCCGGGCCGCGTTCACGTCCCTGTCGTGGAGCGCACCACACTCCATGCACTCCCAGTCTCTTACTCGCAGCCCACTTACACCATGCGGTCCGCTCAGCGAGCCGCATGATGAACAGGTGCGGGTGGTGTATGCCTCGCGAACCTCTCGGAATACGATGCCTGCGTGATCACACTTGTATTTCAGCATCGTCTTGAGCTGACCCCAGCCGGCATCAAGCACCGACTTGGCCATGCGGGTCTTCGCGAGCTTGGCGGGCGATACGTCGCCCACCACAATTTCGCCGTACTGATCGACCAGCCGTCGGGAGAACTTGTGCAAGGCGTCTTTGCGGCGGTTCTTGATCTTGGCATGGATCGCCTTCGCCCGGCGCTTGTTGCGCGCCCTCTGAGCGATAGCCAGCTTGTCTTCCAGGTTGCGGTAGAAGCGACCGTTCTCCAGCTTCACGCCGTCGCTACAGGTCGCCACGTCCTTCAGTCCCAGGTCGATGCCGACCGCCCCCTGGCCGGTGGACGGCTGGACATCAACCTCTACCACCACATTGAAATACCAGCGGCCTCGGGCGTCTTCGTTGAAGCTGCCGGACCGGAACTTGTACTGGCTCAGGCCAAAGCTGTCCCAGACCTTGAAGTGCTGGCCATTGAAGAACACCTGTCCATTCTTCCACTTGGCCGCACCCGACTTGAAAGGCACCCAGCCGAGAGAGCGTCGAACGCCTCGTGACTTGCGCCATGCCAGGCGGGACTTCTTGAACTGCTTGCGACGCGTGACGTACTCCCTACCGACCTCCTGAACCGTATGGCTATGGAGGCCGAGTTCATTGGTGGCCCCGTTGGTGTACTTCTGGATGTCGTAGGCGGACAGAAAGACCCCTCGCTCGCGGATCGACCTGGAGCTGAGTTCATTCACGAAGTTCCAGACGAAGTTCACGCTACGGGCCATGCGGCCCAGGTGGGCAGCGTGCTTGTCCTTCACTCGAACCTTGAGGGTCTTGGTCTGTCGCATGGCGACACCTCCTGATACCATGTTGCCGACATTAACCCATAAGCTACATGGTGACAACATGGCAAGAACTATCCTTCATATGAAACTCGACGCTGAACTGAAGGAGGAGCTGCGCAAGCTCGCCGAGAAGGAGAACCGCACCCTCTCAAACCTAATCGAGAAGGTGCTGAAGGACTACGCGGAGCAGAACAGGGGGCGCTGACGCGCCCTGCGCTATCCTTCCCCGGCCTGAAGGCCGAGGCTTGCCGCGCACCGGGTCATCAAGTCGATGGAACTCCTCTGCGCTGAGCCCGACCGGGTCCCACTCCTTGTAGAGCTCATCGATCTCCTCCCTCAGCTCTTCGATCCGGCTGCGCATGCGGCCTCCACCTGGTCCATGGCTTCTGAGTAGTCATCGAATTGGTGAGTCCTGAACAGGTGGGCCAGCTGGTGGACGATCAGCCGGCAGGCGGGGTCTTCGAGTATCGCGTTGGTGTCGCCGCCGGCATCGCGGATTTCGTAAATCGCTTGCTGCAGGCCTCGGGAGAGTGGAATTGGATTGCAGGCGCCGGCCTGGGCAATCTTGGCGGTTTCGAATCGGTTCATGCTTCACCTCGGGCAAGCTGCCAGTCGCTGATCTTTTCGTTGAGAAGGGGGCGGAAGGGGCCTTGAACGTCCATCGTGCCGTCGCGGTTCACCGTGATGATGATGCCGGTGTCCGGGTAGTTTGCCCGGAGGCACGGAACTACCTTGAATCCTGTGAATTTCATCACCAGTTGCTCCAGAAAAAGTGGCCGTTGTGCTCGCTGAAACTGAACTGATCTTGACCATTCCAGACGTGCTCCCAGTCGATGAAGCTTAAATAGGGGCTGTCGTCCTTGATACCGCCGGTCTCGATAGCGAACTCTTCGCTGAACGCCGCGCAGCTGTCGTACTTGCCGCGGTAGGCCTCACGAATAGTGCTGATCGGCGTGTCGTTCGTACCGAAGCAATACTCGAACGCCTCCAGGATCTCCTGGCCGTCGTCGCCGAACTCTTCCTCGGCCTCTTCGATCCGCTTGCGGATCTCGTAGAGGCGGCTGAAGCTGGTGTACTCGCCGACGCTGCCCTCGGGGAAGCCTTCATGATCATGAATCGCTGTTTCTTCAGCGGACGGGACTTCACCGGTGCCGTGACAGGTCTTGCAGATGCTGTCGGACTCGTTCGGGTTGATACCGTCCCCGCCGCAGGCGATGCACTCGACCATCACGTTCGGGTAGGGGCTGGCGAGGAGCACCTGCTCCTTCACGGCCTTGCTCAGATCCTCGGCATCGACGTAGTCGTCGAGGTCGAACCAGGCTCCGTGCAGTCGGCCGTTGTTGTAACTGGCAAGGCATGCGACGTAGATGCGCATAGTTTCCATACTTATCTCCTTAATGCTGTAAATACGGTTCAGTCGACGAGTTCAGTGGCGTGTTCTTTGATGATCTCGCCGTCCTTGAACATGGTGACGGGTTCGCCGGAGACCCGGCCGTAGCCGGCCTTGCTGAGCCTGACGTACTCGTTGAACTCCATCCTGGCGGTGGTCTCGAGAGGGCCGCGGTAGACGGTGCCGATGTTGCCGACGATGAGTTCGTAGAGGGGCAGTGGCGTTGAGATGTTGGTTGGCATGGGTCAGTTCCCCGCCTCGGCCGCGACCTGTCGGCCGTGAATCTGCAGCCGCATGTATCCTTCTGACTCGTGAGCCGGATCGACATCAGGCCATGCCGGCCAGATCTCCCTCAGCGCGGCGTCCACAGCTTCTTCAAAGCCGTTACTGCAGCTGTGGTCGGCGATCAACTCGCTCGGGCTGTTGCCCCAGACGATCAGCATAACGGCGGTCTTGCGGCCGTCCTTGAGGAGGCGAAGGCTACAGTCGTCTACGGCGGCACAGTCTTCGACGACCTGCTCGATCGACTTGTCGCCGACGAACTCCCAGCCTTCGCCGTCGTCCAGCTCATAGTGTTCCCAGCCCATGTTGTGCAGGCTGCCCAGGATCAGGCCGAGGGCCAGTTTTTCCGCTTGAAGTGACATCGTGTTACTCCTGTAATTACAGTTCTAAGCCGCCGACCGAACCGGCGGGAAAACGATCGACGGCTCCGTCTGGCTGCAGTCAGCGAACCACTTCTTCTCGAGCAGCAGGTCGGTGGCGATCTCGCAGGCCTCCTCGGCATCGACGGTGCAGCCCGGCAAGCAGCTGATCACTGCCACGAATAGCATCTCGAAGCCGGCCTGGTAGCCGACAAGGGTGTAGTCGTAGCGGTCCTTGATTGCGGAGATCGGGTGCTCGGCCAGCGCGTCGTCGACCACGAAGGGGATGTCGCAGAGTTCGGGGCGGTTCATGGCGTCACCTCGAACTGTCCTGCATTTCCACAGTGGTCGCACTCACGGCACCTCATGAACGAGGTGCTGCCCCACTCGTGGTGATGGGTTGGTTCTGTCTCAAAGTTACCGTCGTCGTCTTGGAACAGTCGGGCCTCAACCTCGACGACGACGGTTAGGTTGTCACCTCTGCACTTAGGGCATTTCCAAGTCATGCCGCGCGCTCCTGCAGGTAGTCGTGAATGGTGAACAGCCGGCCGATGTCAGGGGTGGCCTGGATGATCCACTCATCCAGCCTTCCGTTCGCCCTGGCCGACTCCATGAGGTCGTATTCAGCCCACATGTCGAAGCCCATCGCCTGCTCGTCTATGTAGGCTGCGATCAGCGTGCCGACCTCGTTGTGGTCCCAGGTCTCGATCTCGTCCCAGTTGTCGAGGTTGGCCGAGTAGGAGGGAATGAACCCGTCGCAGGGTGTGAATCTCTCGCGCACCTTGTCACGGAACACCTTCTCGCTGGTCTCGGCGCGGATCCGTTTCACCTCGTCCAGCTCGATCTCACAGAAGATCCGGTCGGTGGCGAAGTTGTACTCACGCGGCGATTTCAGCGACTCGAAGGTCAGGGCGATCTTGAACTCGTCAGCCAGCGCCTTGGCATACGCCGCGGCGTAGTTGCCGTGCACGAGCCCCCATTGGCAGGCGCCGAAGGCCCGGTCGCGGAGCTTGTGATGCACGGTGCAGCCGGTGGCGTGGTCGCTGAACATCTGGTCCAGCGCGTCGTCGAGGCTGCTGTCGTGGGGACTGTTGAAGAAGCCGGAGAAGGGGAGGGTGGTTAGCATGCGACCTCCGGCCCGAACGTGTAGACAAGAAAGTCCCGGTTGTAGAAGCTGACGCCTGTGCGCCGCTCGTTGAGTACCGCTCGGCAGTCGTCGATGTGGCCGAGCTTTGTGGGGGTGAGCCCATTAAAAATGCCTTTGAGTTCGCCTGTTTTGGTCACAGTTACCCGGTCGAACGCGTACCGATTCTTGTAGGCTCGACGGGCCAGGGTTCTGATGCTTTGCATAGCCTGCTCCTCAGCGAAACGGCGTGAACTTGGGGGCGTTGCGGACTTCGTCCCAACCGGCCCGGTAGGCGGCGTCTACCTCCGGAAGGTCGTCTGTGCGCTCCAGGGAGCGCGCCTGGCGGTACCAGCGATGCTCGTGCTGGTATCTGGCTTCGTCCTTCTCGTTTCGCGCTTTGGCAGCTCGGCGGCCGGCGTCGCGGTACGCCTCGATCGGGTTGATCATGCTCAATACTCCTCGGCCAGCATGATGGTCAGCAGCCGGCCGGTCTTGGCCGGGTCGCTGGGGTCATCAGAGCCAAACTGGTACAGCGGGTCGTAGTAGTCGATCTTCCAGAAGATCCGCTCGCCGGCGACGTCCAGGGCACCGAAGTCGTGTTCGCCGTAAGGGTCATCACCCTCGGTGAAATCGTCGAAGGCGCGCACCGCGGCGATGATTTCTTCCTTGGCTGGGTGGTTGGCCACACCGCGGGTCATCACCACACTGCCGCCGATCCAGTCCTTTCGCAGCGTGTCGTTGAGCTGGGCAATCGTCGTGGTTTCCATCACTTCACTTCCTTCAGTTGATATCCTTCGAACGCCTGCCGCTGCCATTCACGAATGGCTTGCTCGGTGGCGTCCTTCTTTTGCTGGTGAGTTTTCCCGGGCAGCCAGTGCCCGTTCCGGCGATACAAGATCTGCCAGGCCATAGACGCTTACTCCTGTAATTACAGGGATCAGGCCGCGACTTGATCCTCGCGGCGCTGCCAGACGCCGACGTAGTCGATGCCCTTGGCGCGGTAGAGCCAGTCCTCCAGCTCGTCCTCGGTCATGCGGGTGTCGACCCAGACCTGGGTGTAGCCGGGGTCTTCTCGGTAGGCGCCGGCGTTGCTGATGTTGAAAGTCGTCTTCAACTGAGCAAGTCGGCGCACCAGGGCGCTGGCACAGCAGGTCTCGACGTCGATGCCGAGGCGGTAGGTCGGGGCTGTGGCTAGGATCTGGACGGCCATCAGTCTTCCTCACACTCCTCGATATGGGTGGTCGTGCAGCCGGGGTTCGCGGCCAGGCACTGCTCCTCGGCGTCTTCCTCGCTGATCGCCTGGCAGTAGAACTCGCGCATCTCGTTCATCTCCTCGTCGCCGGCGGCGTAGAAGACCACCGAGAAGTCGCGCGGGATGTCGTCCGAGTGGTAGGGCTCTATCTCGGCACCGCAGACCGGGCACTCGTCGTTGCACTGGCAGGACCAAGTGTCGGTCCATTGCGTGCCGCAGTGGCGGTAGTAGTTGAGGAAGCGCATGGGTTCGGTCTTCATCCCTCAATCCTCCGCCACCAGCCACGAAGCGCACGCTCGTCGCCACGGCTGTTGTGGTAAATCGAATGAAGCTCGCCCTCTCGGTATCCCTCGGAAATCATCTTCCATACGTGCTCAAGCGCTTCATCGTCCAGGATTTGCATGGTGTCGGTGCTCACCTCGCTGGCGTCGAACCAGGTGAGTTCGATGGTTGTTTTGTGCTCACTCATCCCTCGAACCCTCCATCCTCATTGAACGTGTACCCACAACCGCGAAGGGCCTCATCGATCTGCTCGTCTGCCGTGAGCCAGTCGTGCTCCTGCTCGAGGCGGCCGTAGATCCAGTCGGCGAATAGTCGGAACTGGTCTCGAACCTCGTCCTCGGCGTCGCCGATGTCTCGGTAGCGATCCTCGGCGTGTTCCACGTCGACGCTCATGCAGCCGCTGTGCTGATAGAAGCCACGATGGCGGCAGGTGGCCTCCAGCTTGTAGAACTGGCGCGCCTGGGCGGCCTGCAGTGCCTGGCCGATGCTCAGCAGCTCGTTCAGCGTGTCTCCGGGTCCGAACTCGTGAAGCAAGGCCGATCGCCAGCCCTTCTTGTATCGGTACGAGCCTTCGAAGCAGGCGCCGTCGCCCTGGCTCCAGAATCCGCTGAAGTAGATCGCTGGCGTGTGTTTGCCTTTGCGGTCAATGTCGATGCCAAGGTGCTTGGCGGCGGTGTCGGCCATCTCGTAGACGCTGTCCCACCAGTCGTAGTCGAGCTGGCCGTTGCGGTACCACTCGCGGGCCTTCTCCTTGGCGGTGTCGGAAAGCTCGTCGAAGGTGTAGGTGAGGTATTGCTTGAGGGCGGGCATGGTCAGTCCATCCGTTCGATCGCAACGCCGAGGTCGGCAGCGTCTTCGACGATCTCCTCGAACCTGTACCCCAGTTCATCCCAGCCGAAGCCTTCGTGGAGGTCTTGCAGCATGGACAGGGCGACTTGCAGTGTTTCTTGGAGGGCTTCTACTGTTGGTTCGGTCATGGTCAACCTCGCTTCTGCCGCAGGCGGGCACACCTGCTGTGATCGATCTTGTTGCCACCGCCGCGGCGCCGGCCGCAGATGTCGCAACGGTTGGTGAGACGCTGGTCGAGGCCGCTGGCGCCCATCGGCTGGGGTTTCCAGGTCATCACGCCACCCCCTCCGCCAGTACCGGCCCGTCGACGAACTGAAACTGCTCGTCCAGCTCGAACCAGTCGCCTGGCTGTGCACCTTCCAGCTCGCTGTGGAGGTGGTGCAGGCGCTCGTCCAGGTAGGTCACCTTCAGCTGGCTGTTGAGCATGCCGACGTGCTCCCACTCGTCCTGGAAGCGCTGCTCCAGGTGCATCGGGTGTTGGCCGGGGCGCATGGGGTAGGGCATCAGGAAGAGGCGGCACTGGCTGCTGCCAGGAGCCACCACGAGGGTGTAGCGGGTCTCCAGGCGCAACTTCCATCCCTTCTTCTCGGCGGTGCCGCCGCTGCGGACGATCTGGCCGAGGCGCATGGCCTCTGCGGTTTCGTTGGCGTTCCAGCCGCCTCCGCAGAGCTTTAGTAGCAGGTGCTCGAGGCGATCGGCTGGGCCTTTGGCGGTCATGCCGTCGGGGTTGGTGACGATCAGTTGGCGGGTGTCCATGTGAATTCCTTATATGCTTATTGCTTTATTTACAGGTCATTACCAGTCGTAAGCCGGTAAGTCGTCAACGATTTCGCCGTCGCAGTCGAGGCGGACCCAGCGGTCGGTGAAGTTGTGCTTGGTCAGCCAGTCACGGATGTCGAGCAAACACTGGGGGACTGGCTCGTCCATGTCGCTGGGCTCGTCCAGGTAGAGGAAGAACCCAACGTCGCGGTAGCAGGCGCAGGCGCACCAGGGCTGGTGCTCGCTGTCCAGGCGGTCGGCTACTTCGCGGGTGATGTGGGCTGTTGAAATGACGGGGATGCGGTGGATTTCGGTTGTCATGGTGTTTCTCTTTAAATCCTGTAATTACAGTTCTTTAACCCAGCCGATTCGACGGCCAGACGTGTTTGGTACCTTTGGGGTGGCGCACCTCGACCCACCGGTAGTCCTTGCCATTCAGGGCTTCGCCCACACTGACGACGGTGCCTTGATAGCTGGCGTCGCCGCGGTCAGCGGGGCAGCGGACGATCTGGCCGACGAGGAATCGGCGTGGCTCACTCATCTGGAATCCCCTTGTTCGGCGGCAGCAGGCTTGTGCATCGTTGCCAGCTCGTAGCTGCGGGCCAGGTCCTTCTTCAGCGCCTCGATCGTCTCGTCACTCAGACCGTCGCAGATGACCACCGGCTTGATGATCTCCCGGCCACCGAGCGCGGTGAGCTGCAGCAGGACGCCGGATGCCATCATGTGGTTGGTGCTGGCCTTCTCGATGTTGCGTGAGGCTTGGGCATAGACATAGGCCAGCTGGCCATTCAGCTCGAGGATCTGGCGCTCCAGGTCCTGGCGGGTTGGCTTTTTGGGTTTGGCGGGTTTCATGGCAGTAGCTCCTTGGGCACCATGACGACCTCGCCCAGCTTGGATGCACAGAGGCAGCGCATGGCGGCGATGAGGGGTGTGGGGCCGTAGAAGTGCTCGCTTCGGCCACGATTCATGCACGCACGCCAATCCGGCGAGGCGTCCTTGAATCGGCTGGCCTGCTCAGCGCTCAGGTTGCAGAACACCTCGATGCCGTGCTTCTCGATCAGCGGTCCGCCCTGGCTCCAGTTGGTTGAGGCACGCCAATTTCCATTGTGATGCCAGTCGCCTGTCTCACCATTCACGTAGACCACTTCATGTTCGCCCGGACCAAAGGCGTCGTGGTTGATGAAGCATTGGTAGCCTTCGATCTTGGCTACCGCCCAGTCCAGCGCTGGCCCAATCAGTTGGGCAGTTTTCATTTCGCGCATGTGTAAATCCTCCCCGCCGACTCTCGCCGGCAGGCTGTGTGTTTGGGAGGGGTTATGTGGTGCGGGTGGTGTTGAGCATTGCATCCGTGAATGCTTGCCGGCGCAGCTTGTCTAGTTCCTCTAGCAGCGCGTCGAGGTCATCGAAGTCCTGCCGCGCTCGACTGCGCTGGAGCGTGAACCCATGGCGCGCCATGAACCAAAGGAACACGTCGATGGTGTAGCAGTGAGCCTGCCGCCAGTTGACCTCCTTGGCTGGATGATCATCCTCCAGCTCGATATAGTCGGCTATCCCCTTGAAGAGACGCTTGCACTCGTGGAAGTCCCGCATGAACTCCGGCAGGTGCTTCTGATCGTCTCGCCATTGTTTGAGCTTGCTGTCCATCACACCTCCTTCGCATCCATGTCGGCTTCTCGATACACGCCAACCAGCTCTGCATCCTCTCGCAGCGCCTCGACCTCGGCGCGGAGCTGGTCGCGCTCGGCCTTCAGCGCTCGGATGTTTGCGTGCACGTTCCCGACATCCTGGTCGCCGTTTTCATCCGGTGCGAACTCGCTGGCGTAGGCCATGCGCGCCGCTGCGAGACCATCCCGCTCGGCGGTCACGGCTGACAGGGCGGCGATCAGTTCGAGAACGACCGCAGGGCTAGCCGACTTTGCGAATGCAGCCTCGCAGGCTGTCAGGCCAACTCGTGGGTCCCACGGGCCATCTTCCTCGGCCACTTCAGCTGCCAGCTTCAGGCCATTCCAGCGATCCACCCCTTCCGCCTCTGCGGGATGGGCGAGGATGGCGCGAAGTTCATCTTGAATCTTTATTGAGCGCTCGGTCGTGTCGAGTTCCATCCCGGCTAGTTGATCCAGCAGCTCCCGATCAACCAATACCTTGCTCATGCTTCACCTCGTTGGGCGGTCTGCGCGATGGGGGCGGCGTAGAGCATGGCCTGATAATCCTCCCGCGCCATCTTCATGGCTTCCTGGCGCAGAGGCTCAAAGGTTGAGGTTGTGACGGCCGCCAGCATTTCTGCTGTAGGTTGAACAGGAACCAGCTTCCAGCCCTCCGGCACAGCCACCGGCTGCTGCTCGGTCTGCGCGGGGCGGTTGCGCTGCCATTCCGCACCGGCAGCGAACGCTTCTGCTCCCTCGCTTCCTCTCGGATGATACGGGGCGTATCCGTTCTTGCCGCGATACCACTGGCAGAACCCGCTTAGCAGCTCATCCTGCGCCGGGGCTGGCTCAGCTTTGCCGCTTCCACCGCACTTGCGGCACACATGGTCCATGTCGGACTTGCCTTCGAAGCAGTTGCCACACTCCGGTTCGGCCCACTGGCGGCGTGCGATGAGTTCCAGCGTGTACATCACCGCCACCTCTGCGGCGTGCTGGAAAGTGGCGCCCGGCAACAGGCAGCATTCCCTATACACATTGCGGGCGATGTTCTCGATCTGCTCCTGGGAGAGCATCTGCTCGGGACTTTGCTCATCCTGCGCTGGGGCTGGCTCCTGCTTAAGTAGCGGCCGCGCCGCCCTCAGCGCATCGTTCAGCAGCCCGACGTCCGCTGGCACTTTGGCCAGGTACGGCAGCAGCTGGTCGAGAGAGGCGACGCACTTGGCGAGGGCCTGTTCGAGCTCGAAGGCTCGGCTGGCCTCGGCGCAGGCGCGCTTTTGCCAGGTGTTGGCGTCATCCACGGCGCTGTCGCGCTGCTCCTCGAACACGCGGCAGAGGTGGTTGAGGTGGGAGTTCTGAGCCGCCAGCGTCGACTCGTCGGCATACCCCGCTTTGAGCATCGCCATGAAGTCGTCGCGGTAGGCGTCCTTGATCTGGTCTTCCAGGTCGGGGAACTGGTGGGTGAACACCGGCATGTTGAGGCGGCGTTCAACGTCGGCGTGGAAGTCACCGAAACTCTGGCAGCAATGGATCATCGTGTAGCCGGTGATGATCAGCGCCTGTTCTTTCGTAAGGGGTGTGCTCATATCCTGTTTCCTGTAAATACAGTTGATTACGCCGCAAGCGGCTTGATGTGGGAGCAGTGCTGGCACTGCCATCCGCTACTGGTCATCACCATCGGCTTGTAGTGGCACTTGGGTACCGGGCCGAAGACGAAGGGCTGGCCCGGGAGGATGCCCAGGGCGTCAGTGGTCCGCTGGACGATGTTCAGCGCGCACTGGATGACCGCTTTGTCATCTGGTAGCCGGGCCAGCGCCTTCATCTTTGGCTGCTGCTCACGCATCACCTTTCCGGCGAGGCGGTGGGCCGCGGCCCGGAGGGCGTTGGCGGTGCCGTGCTCGCGGAGGACCAGTGCCATGACCAGGACGGTATCGACGCTGTTCATCTGCATGGAGGCCGTCCGGAGCTTCCAGGTCGGGATGTCGAAGACGTTCATCCTCCCGTCGCCTCTGGGATATGGATACCCGGGTGGTGGGTAATCTCCCAGTCCTCAAGGGTCTCGCCTTCACTGACAAACCCCTCGATGGCGGCCTCAGCGTCCGCGTAGCTGTCGTACACATCCGGCGAGTAGCGGTAGCCATCGTCGGACACGGCCAGGACGTCAAATACACCCGGCTCCTCGCTGGGTTCGATCTTCTGCAATTCGCGGATGAAGAAGCGGGTCATGACAGTATCTCCTTTGCTTCCCGGATCAGTTCTAATGCCGCTTCCATCTCCTTGACGCTGCCCTCGAACAGCTCGAGGTCGAGATGCTGCTCGGCGAGGGGCAGGATCTTCTCGAGCATGGTGCGCAGGTCGGTGATCTGGTCGCGCATGGCCTCCAGCTCTTCCAGCGCATCACAGAGGTCTTTGCGCTGGGTAAGGATCTCGGCCTTGTTGAAGGCCATTCCGTCGAGGATGACGTAGCCGTTGACGATTCGATCGGCGGTGTCTTCGACCTCCTGCCGCACAAACCCCAGCCGGGCCAGCGCCGCCTCCAGGTCGTAGTCGGTGGCGTCCTTCGGCGCGGTGCCGAGGAGCATTACCACAAACTTCGTGCCTTTCGGCGGCTTGAAGCCTGCTTCGTACTGGTTGCCGGCTTCGTCCCAGCCGAGTTTGGCGAAGCTGCTGGTGAACGTGGCGTCACCGTCGTTGAGTGGCATCATCTTCTGTTCATCCTTCGGTTGTAGTCCTCGGCCAACTGCTCGACGTCGTGCCCGGCCAGCTCTTCCGCGGTGAAGACCTTCTGGAAGTGCTCGGGCTTGAAGTGCACGGTCGTGCCAGGGGTGTAGAGCAGGTGGTAGGTTCCCGCCTTGGCGTGTTGCCGTTGCTGGGCGGTGACGTCGCGGTAGAGGCAGTTGTTGAGGAGGGCGGCGTTGAATCGGTGGAGGTCGAGGTGGATCACGAAGTGATCCCTCCAGGTGGCTCATAGCCCTTGTCGACCAGCGCCACAGCGCACACCCGGGCCTCGCTGGGGCTGATGCCGGTGGTGTTGCCCAGGATGTCGTCGACGATCGCCTGCACCTTCTCCTCCCGCTGCTTGGCCGCTATCTGCTCAGCGGTCAGGCACGGGCGGAACGCCGGGTGGTTGAGAACCTGCCGCTGAGTGTCCGCGCCGTACTCCCCTTTGTCTGGTCCCTCGGCGATCCGGAACACAACCAGGCCTTCGTCATGCCCGATCACCTTAACCCGGGTGTACCTAACGGTTGGGCTTACACTCACCATCAGCTCACACTCGATGCCGGCCGGCGGGAGCCCTTCGCCGTTCCATTCCGGGCGGCGGTGGACGATGTAGTCGATGCCTTCTCCGCCCTTTGGCCAGTACGAGCCTGTGGGATCTCGGTAGCAGCGATCCTCCTCTGCGTGCCAGTCGTGGCGCTCGCCCGGCTTCTTCGACTCGATCCAGATCGGGTAACCCTCTGGCGCTTTATCCCAGTTCGGTTGGTTGTTCATCCTTCACTCCTTCCTTTTCCTCACGAAACTCGGCAACCATCTCGTTGCAGATGTCGACGCACTTGTTGCAGATGTGCACGCCGAGGCCGGCGGCCTCGTGCTGGTTGTCACCGCAGAAGCTGCAGTAGATGAGCCTTTCCTGGGTGGTAACGGCCGCGGTCATTGCCTGGCCCTCGGTTGGTCGACGACTTCGGCCTCGCTCACCTCCAGCACGCACCACACCGTCCAGCCCTCGGCCCGGGCCGCTTTCTTGGCCTCGATCTCGGCCTCCAGGCGGCTCAGGGTCTGTACCTTCTTCTCGAAGCGCTTGACGGTGCCGCCGTCGCGGCGCACGGCCAATGCCACGGTGATCGCCGGCCGTTCCTGGAGGTCGACCAGTTGTCTTGCCGACAGCTGCTTCGCCGGCGGACGGCCGAACAAGGCCCGGCTCATTTCATATTCGCTGATCTGCATGTGAACTCCTTTACTTCTTTATTCGTTTATTTACAGGTTGTTGTACGGCCTGGGGCGGCTGACAATACTCGCAGGTGGCTGTATTGCTGTAAATGCAGTGATTGCATTCGCACGGGGTCCTGGCCCTTGCACGGGTCCTTGCCCGGGTCCTGGCCCTTGCCCGGGTCCTCGTGCTGGTGAGGACCTCCGGCCCCCGCTCCTCCCTTACCCCAACCACTCCCCGACTACCCGCCAGGTCCTGGTCCGCATCCAGCCGCGCACCACCTCGCCGCGCTTCTCCTCGACTTCCTCGGCCACCTTCAGCCGGGCCTCGAGCAGGGCTAGCTCCCGGACCAGCACGTCCCGGCGGCGCGCGGCGACGCCATCCAGCTCCACCTCCCGGACCAGGGCGATCAGCCGGCTCACCGTTCCGGCGCCGAGATAGGTCACCCCGCGGCGCGCTAGGTCCAGCTCGGCATAGCGGACGTATGCCGCCGGCGACACTCCGGTCAGCACCGCCAGGGCCAGCAGCGTCTCGGCGCTGACAAACTGGTGTGGCGTGCCGCTGGCCACGATCAGCCGGCAGGTGATGGCCAGCAGGTCGTCGTCCGGGTCCGCCACCGATCGGCCCTCGTCGAGCACACCCAGGTCGAATCGCCAATCGCCCCGGACCACGCGCTCCGCCGCGGCCTCGTAGGGAATGGCGCCTTCTTCGATCAGCTCGACCACGCCTGGGGCCTTCGGCTCGATGTGCTCGACCAGCTGCTGCAGCTTCTCCGTCACCTGCGGCCGGACGTCCTGCAGGCGCTTGGCGAGGTCGTCTTCGTACAGCGTCGAGCGCAGGACAGCGTGCGAGAAGGGGAGCACGCCGTCGGCGCCGGCCAGGTCCAGGATCAGGCTCTGGCGGGCACTGTAACCGGACCTTTTCACGCGCTCCGGCAGCCGGTGGAAGGGCGGCAGGGCAGCGTCTTGCAGCTCGCCGTAGCCGACCAGGCTCAGGGCACCGGCCAGCGAAGTGGGCTCGTGGTCGATGCCGGCGGCGGCCAGCCAGCGGGCCACGGCGCGGTCGACGCTGTTGTAGCTGCCCAGCAGCAGGTTGCAGGACAGGCGCGGGCTGACAGCTCGCATGTCGGCAGGGAACAGCGCGGTGCTGTTCAAGGACACCGGCAGCAGGCGGCGCGAACAGTGGTAGAGGGTGACTTCAGGTTTGGTCGGTTGGTCGTCCGGTTTGGTCGGTTGGTCGGCTTCCGGTTGGTCGTCCGGTTTGGCCGGTTGGTCGGCCTCCTGCTGGGCAGGGTCACCGGCGGACAAGGGCAGTGGCGGTATCCGGTTCGGCGGAATGAATGCCGGCACATCGTCCCACGTCCACAGGCAGCGTCCGACGTACTGGGCAAGCATGCGCTCGGTGTGTGGCCCGCACTGGCGCACCCCGAAGTCAGGCTGGCTCAGCGAGGCATAGGCATAGCACAGGCTTTCCGCCATGGCGCAGGCCACCTCCGGTGCCAGGCTGCCGTAGTTGGCGCGGACCGACTTGGTGCTCGGGGTCAGCCGCTGCTTGGCAAAGCCGTTCGGAGTTGGCGGTAGAGATTGCAGTTTGACCCTGGAGGTCGCCTTTCCGGCGAGGGTCGACATCGTGGTGTTGGGCATGGATGACCTCAGTGCCGAGGTGCTTGTAAGCAGAAACCTCGGTGAAACGATAACTTTATAGCTGGATGGCTAATTATTGATCTATTTTGGCGAAGGTGAACACGCAAAACACTAGAAACCCCTGCCCATATATGGGCGCCAAGCTCGGACAATGGGGGACAAATTCACGACCCGATGTCCCGGGTTGTCCTGTGGATAAGCTGTGGATGAAATTCGGGGCGAAAATTTATGGTTGGCCGTGGGGGACGCTGTGGGGGCGTTTTTATATCAGAACGCTTATTTCGTTATAAATTGGCCATTTTTTCTAGTGTTCTGTTTGCGCGAAAGGGTCGATTTCGGGGTCGATTTCGTCCTGGGTTAGCGCAGGTTGTCGTGGGTGTCACCAGCGAAACCGTAGAAGTGGCGGACTTTCTTATAGTTTTACCGCACCTTTTGAAAAAATTTGCATATACCCCCCAAGATAGGGACATCAGCGTTTCGAAAAATTTTTTCGGCGTTTTCCCGATCTTGGGGGACACATGCATTTGCTAACAGAAGAATAATGTAATCCTGATAGAATATGCCTATTACTGTGTCCCTATACCTATATAATATATATAAATAATTAATATATTTATTATATATAGACAGCACCTATCTACGCTTATGCAAATACTATTGTACTTGCATAACCTCATCTTCTCCCTCGAGGACCGCAGCGAGCTGTTCCTCGCTCATTCGTTCTCCACTGCTCATCGCTTTGGAGAGGGCGCGCAGGGCGCGGACCTGGCCCGGCGAGAGCGCTGCCCGTGCCGCCACCACCGAGCGCGTCACCAGAGCCACCAGGACGCCGCTGGTGAAGCGTTCGCCCCCGAGGCTGAACCCAGGTAGCCCTATGCTGCAAACAGCGTCAGAAGCGGCGCGCAGGGCGTTGTGGAGGTCGGCGCGGTGGTCGGCTCTCACGCCCAGGGCGGCGCACAGCTGTCCGAGTGTGAGTTCGTCGATGGGCTGGCGACCCCAGGTCTTGCGCTCAAGCCGGCGCTGTAGGGCCTCCTGATCGCCGGGCCCGCCCCACTGGTCGACGACCCAGCGGGCGAAGGCCTCGGTGTCTTGTTTGCGCTGCTTGATGGCAACGCTGACCAGCGCCCGCACCTTGACGGTGTGGAGGCCCTCGTAGACGTCGAGGGCGTCTTCTCCGACGCGCCGGCGCAGGGCGTCGAGGTCGCGGTAGCCGAGCAGCGGGAGCACGTCGTCGACGAAGGCGTGCTCTTGGCCGACCCAGTCGGAGACGACGCGGATCTGGCGGTCGCGGTAGTACAGCGGCGTCACAGCAGGCGACTCCGGCGGTGGTGGTGGAAAGGGACGGCCTCCAGGGCGGCGACCACGCCGGCGCCGATCATCAGGGGCACGGCGACGAGCAGGATGAGGGCGAGGAGGGCGCCCATGGCGGGGTCGAGGCCGAGGGCGATGAACCAGTGGGCGAGCTGCTGGGTGATGCTCATGGGGATACCTCAGAAACGACGACGCCCTCACAGGGAGGGCGTCAGGTGGGTCGGGGAGAGAGTCAGTCCTCAGCTTCCAGCAACTGCTGCAAGTCGAGCATTTCGGCGAGGTTCCAGGCGTTGCCTGTCCAGCCGATTTCCTTGAGGGCGCGTCGCACCTTGGGCATCAGCGCGGCGTTGCGCAGAAACTCGTCCTTGGTCAATGCCTTGGAGCTGCGCAGGCCGTCCAGCATGCGGCTCCAGTAGTCGTCAGGCAGCCCTTTGACGGTGCGGCCGCCGAGGACGAACGGCAGTACGAACGGGACAGCGTGCTCCTGGACTGCGGTGAAGCTGCCCACGCGGACGAGGACGTCCTTGAATGCTGGCAACTCCAAGGCGAGACGGACGCGCTCGGTCCAGAAATCAGCGTGGATTTCGGACGCATTGGAGGCATCCTTGGCGATTTGTTCCAGGCTGTGCCAGCGATCGACGTTGTAGGAGCCGGTCTTGCGGATGGAGGGGAGGACTTCAGACGTCACCCACTTTCGGAATTCCTTGGCACCCTCCTTTCGGCTATTGAAGATCGCGTGGTAGAGGCCGGATTCGCTGATGATCGACATCTGCTGTTCGACCGGCTCGTACTCACCGTGTTGGTTTTTGGAGGGGGTATGCACAATTGACACACCCCCTTCGTCGTCGTCTAGATTGCGGATCATGGCGGAGGCCGCGCTGTAACCGAGGGCATCAGCCACGTCCTTGGCCACGAACCAAGGCTCGCCGTCGCGCATGACGACACGCACCTCAACCGACTGCTCAGCCAAGGCGAATTGGAACGGAGTAACGGGATTTGTCATAAGGACTCCTACTGTGGCCGCCTTCCGCCGCCAAAAAGAAAAAGTCTGTGCACTCAAACCGGGTCGAAGTGGGACGCAAGAACCCACCGATAGGAGTGCACAGACCGTTTCTTTCCTGCGTGTTTGGCGGCTTCGACACCGCAAGGGCCAGTATCCTGTAAAGATGGACACCTGTAAATACAGGAAGTTGGCGACTCGCTTTCGACGCACCCATGGCCACCTTTACGCGTGGCCGACCTGTGGGAAGTTCATACCCACCTTTATGCGGCGACTGCCTTGGCCAATGACGACCACGACGGAATAGGGTCGATGCGAAGGCGAGGGGCGGCCGGGACCTCGTCCACGACTTTTGGCCTGGCGCGATCCCATACCATCCAGGCGCTGTAACGCTGCTCAGTGAGGCCGCTGCCCATCAGCGTGGCGGCGAAGCGGGTGAACGGACCAAGGGCGTCGTCGCGGCCCAGGGTGAAGGCGACAAAGGCGATGAATCGCCCGTCCTCGTCCAGAAGGTGGGCGCGGGTGGCGCCCGGCTGGTTGCTGCTGAACGGCTGGAAGTTGAACATGGGGGATCCTCGTGGCTCATGGCCACCTTTACGTGCGGCTTACCTTGGCCACCTTTACGCACCTTCGCCCCTAGCCCCAGCGGAAGGGAACGCGGCAGAGAGTTCAGCCGCGGTCGCTGGGCGGATCAGGGCGACGACCTCAGCCGCTCCGTATCGCAGCGTGAGGCCCCTGGCGAGGGCGTCGATGACCCCCTGCGGGGTGGCGTTGAGCAGCGGAGCCAGTTTGTCGGCGAGGACGTCGCTGTCGACTCGGACGCGACGCTCGCCCCGGCTGACCAAACAGGGAAATGGTTTCTTCATAAAAAATCCTCGTGGCTCATGGCCACCTTTACGTGCGGCTTACCTTGGCCACCTTTACGTGCGGCCTGCCTACGACCAGCGGAACGGGATGCCGAGGTCGATGAGCTGCTCAAGCGCCCAGAAGTTCGCGCTCTGCCGGTTGCGGCAGTCGAAAACGAGGGCATCGCACAGGTCGCTGGTGAGCCGGCTGCCGTCAGGGAAGTCCACGATGGGCCTGCGAACGACCACCGCGGTGCCTTCGTCGTCCTCGACGAAAAAGGCGATCTGTACGAGGCAGCCCGCCAGCGCCAGGTCCTCGAGCTGGGCTTCTACCTGACGTCCCATCACGCGACTCCCAGTTGGTCAACGGCGCGCAGCTGCTCGCCCAGGGCCTTGGCCAGCGCTTCGAAGTCGATCGACTCCCCGCGGTGGTCCATCATGGCGGCGATCTGCTGCGGCCTAGCAGCCAAGGCGACCAGCATGTCCCGTTCGCCCAGCTCGCTGGCGACCTCGGCGGCAGCGGTCAGGGCGCCAGGGTTCTCCAGGTAGTCGGAGAGCTTCAGGCGGCGCATCTTGATGACGCTGTTGGAGCGGTAGGGGCGGAAGTGGTGGCGATCGGCGCAGAGGTTCTGGGCCTTCTTGAACGCCGCGCCGTTGAAGTCGGCCGGAATGTACATGTGGTGGGTCTGGCCGGTCAGGGCGTGGGTGACGCTGACAAAGTAGATGTTTGGCAGCGGCAGGTCGGTGTCTTGGCGGTTCGGTTGCATGGCGTGATTCCTTCTGGTTGGGGCCGGTTCTGGCGGTGAGATTCCCGTCACCTATAGGTTGTGAGTGCCGGCCTGATTTCGGCGCTATTGCCGATTTTCCGGTGCTTTTTCCGGAACTTTCTGGACTTTTTCAGCAGCCTTTCGGCGGCTTTCTCCAGGGCGCGCGGCGAGGCGCGTATGTGCGTGCACGCGCGCGCGAAAAAGAAAAAGCCGCCCGAAGGCGGCTATCCGCCGACCCGTAAATACAGGTCGGCGGACGGACTGCTCCCGTTACGCGCCGGCCACTTTGCCGCCGGCGCGCTTCGACTTGCCAGCCTGACCGGATTTCAGCAGCTCGGCGGCCTTGTCGGCGTCGATCGGCTCGGCCTTGCTGGCCAGTTGGCTTGCCACGAAGTCGACCGTGACGAACAGGTCGGACAGCTGCTTGGCCAGTTCGCGGGCTTCGTCGGCCGTGGCGGAAAACGCTTTCGAATTGATCGCGTCGAGCGCTTTGGTCAGTTGATTGGCGACGGTCGAAGCCTTCAACGTGACCGGCTTGGGCTCTTTTGCGGCCTTTTCCAGCGTGCGCCATTGGTCGAAGGTCAGAGCAAAGTCTGCCGCGTCGACAATGGCCGGCTTGCCGGCGTCGTCCAGTTGCGCCGGATTGGCGAACTTTTGAAAGCGCGGATTATCAGCCTTCATCCGGGCAACGATATAACGGCCGGTTTTGGCGTCGAGCTGAATTTGTGGCGCGTGCGCTTTGATATACGCGACCACTTCGCCGCCCAACTTCGACAGCTTGCCGGTGGAAAGCCGGAACGCGCCGTTCTGCAGCATGGCATTCAGCGGGTCGATGTTGTGATGGGCGACCGCGTGAATCGCGCAGTAATTCGCCCAAGTAGTGATAACGTCGGATTGGGCGGCAAGGCCTTTTCCAAAGGCTGCGATTTGTTGAGAAGTGATGATTTTGCCGCGGACGGTAATGATAACTTTGTTGGCTTTGGACATGGTGTGAACTCCGGTCAAATTGGCGGTTTCTAGGTTCTCAATGCTTTCTGCAATGTGCCCGGAGCTGGGCACATTGTCGAAGGCACTATGCGAACGGCTGGCATCCCAGCCGTTCGGTTCGTCTCCATGCTCCGGTCGATAAGGCCCGTTTGTGGTGCCGTGCGCCGCTCGACTTTGGCGCTATCGCCGACACTGGCGGCAGATAGCAGGCGAGCGACACAAGGGGCGCAGTAGGGGCGCAGATCGATGGTCGGAGCGTTGAATTGTTAATGATCCGCCGACGTGTTTACGGGTTGCTGTAAATACAGTTCGGCCAATGCAGTGCAAGCCGTCGTCTCGATCGTCGGGCATGGCTTCGCCCTGCATGCCCGTAGGCTGCAAAGCGGGGGCGCCATGCTCGCCGGGGCCTTGATCGTCTGGCGTCTAGTCCAGCTCCAACGCCGTCAATGGCTGAGCTGTTTTTGTGCATGCCGTGATTCGCAGTCGGGGCAATCGGCGCCAGTGTCGCCGAAGGTTCATCCCCGAAAGGTAGCAAGCAAATACTGTCCGCAACGGCACGTCTGCGCCGTCGTGACTCAATCAAGGCCGCTCGGTCAGAGCGGCAAGCTAGCGGGTTAAAGAGCGGTCGAGGCGCAGGCAAAGCCGGTGCCAAGCGGGGCGATGAACTGCCCCGGTGGCCATCAGTAATTGCCTGACCACGGGACGAACTATACGCAGGCAAAACAGTAGAAACAAGCGCCAAGCGCGGAAAGTATAAGAATATAAAAGCATAAGAGCCTCCCCCCGCCCTCTTTTTTCGTTATAGGAGGCGCCACAGCCCGCCTACCTCCGCGCGCAAAAATTTTGCATTTTTCTTAGCTATTTATACTTTTATAGCCACAAAACCGCCAATTTCGCCATAATTTCACCAGGGAGGCCCTTTACAACCCAGGAAATGGGCCATAACCTGCACTCCTGCAAATACAGGTTTACAGCTTCATGGTGTGTCGAGGACCTCGCCCACGCCCGAAGCCAACAATCGGACCTCGCCGAGACCTGAACCCAAGAAGAACAGGACAACGACCATGACCTACGCCACCAAGAAAGACCTCATCTCCCACGTCGCCGCTCGCACAGGCCTGACCAAAGCAGCTGCCAAGCAAGCCGTGGAAGCCACCCTGGAAGGGATCAGCCACCTGACCTTCGATAAAGGCCACCTCACGCTCCGCGGCTTCGGCAAGTTCCGGGCTCGCCAGTACAAGGCCCGTACGATCAACCCAGGCATCGTGAGCAATCCGATCAACGTCCCAGCTCGCACGGTGCTGACCTACAGCGCGAACCCCGACCAGGTACGGGCCGAGGCGTAAGTGGCGGTCTTGGCCTTGTTGCTCTGTGTCGGCGCCGCCGGCACAGCAGCCGCGATCCTGATGCAGAAGGCGCTCCGCGAGCTCGAGAGCGCCTTCCACATGTCGAACGGAGAGGACGCTGACCAATGACTGCAGCTACTGGACGAAGGGAGGCAGGCCAATGACCCCCGAGAATTTCTGCTACTGGCTGCAGGGCTTCAGCGAGCTGAACGGCCAGGCGCCGACCGAAGACCAGTGGAAGTCGATCACCGAGCACCTGGAGCTGGTGTTCAAGAAGGTGACGCCGGCAAGGCCTGGGCAGGTGTACCGACAGCCAACGCTGCCCGAGCGTCTGAATAACGGCGGCCTGCTCGGGGAGCGAGCGGTTTGTTCGGCGCAGTCGTCAACTGAACCAAGGGTCGAGATCACCTGCGCAGGTGTCACGTCCCAAACACTGGCCGAAAAACTCAGCCGGGCTGCGTCGCAGGTGACCCTTCAATGCTGAACCGCCCAGACATCGACGACGAGCCCGGCCGCCGGCGTCAGGTCAATCCGCACGCCGACCTGACCACGTACGGACAGCCTGACGACATGTCGAACGACCCAGGACTCCGGGCAGCTGTCCAGGACGTCATCGGGGCCCTCAGACAGGACCTGCTGCCGCTCGACGTCCAGCAAGCGATCGTCGACGCCATGAGCCCGGCAGCGCGCAGGGACCTGGTCGCCAAGATCGCTGGACTCGAAGCATCGGTGCTGATGACGTTCAAGCAGCAGATCCAGCTCGTGGACACGGTGCTGCGACGAATTGTCAACCCTGACGGCACGGTGACGAATACCGCCGAGGATTACGACATCCCCCTGAAAGACGCCATGAACCTGTCGCTGAAGGTGACCCAGGTGATGGTCCGCGACCTCCCCAAGATCTACACGATCGACAGAATCCAGAAGCAGGAGGAGGCTCTGCGGCGGGTGATGGAGACGCATCTGACCCGCAAGCAGCAGGAGGCCCTGCTCGAGGAGCTGGAGAGGATTGAAACAGGGGAGGGAAGCTGAGCCGACGAAAGGCTTAATGCCTAGTTTTCGCCGTATTTACAGCCAAAGAGCGGGGGCGCTAGCCCATATGTGCCTGAAAACTGGACATTTGGCTGTGTGACAAACGACAGGCTCCAGAGCATCATTCGCCACCGCCGATAACCATAATGTCAAAAAGACATCACAAGGCGAGCCTTGAGTGCAAAAGATCTGATTTCACAACAGGAAAGAGCAACACCATGGACAAATACCTGATGTTCGGCTTCTTGCCGATCCGCGTATCCGCCGAAGGGACTTGGACCGCGGACACTGGCAGCCGATTGGTTGACCTCATTGCGAACGCAGGCGCCCGGATGGCGTTACTGGCGATCGACTCCCTCGAACAGAGCTTCGACCTGTACCTGCCCGTGAGCCTGGTACCGGCCCAGGAAGCCGCAGTCGTAAGCAGCTAAGGGGGAAAGATGTCGGCTTCCGCGTCTAGTAGACTCAGGATGCAGCTCAACCGCGAGGAAGGGCTGCGTGAGCTCGACAAGGTCGTTCTCAAGTACGGCCGCGTCAACGGGAAGCCGTACTCCTTCAAGGATCACGAGTTCCAGCAGGAGATCATCAAAGACACTCGGGCCCGAATAGACGTCCAGAAGTGCTCACAGGTGGGCCTCTCCGAGGTGATGGTTCAGAAGACCATCGCCATGGGCGCCACAATGAAGCACATTCGGATCATCTTTACCCTGCCGACCCGTGACATGGCGATGCCGTTCTCCAAGGACCGCTTCGACACCGCGATCGACAGCTCAGATTTCTATAGCGGGTTGGTGCACAAGGCGAGCAACAGCGCGAGCCAGAAGAAGATCGGCACCTGCACGCTGTACATCACCGGCTCATTCGGCGCCAACAGCGCTATTTCCGTTCCTGCCGAGGTAGTGATCAGTGACGAGGTCGACTTCTCCAATGAGGTCGTTCTCGGGAAGCTGAACTCCCGCCTGCGCCACGCCAGCATGGTCGACGAGATGGGTAACCGTGGCATGCGGATGCGCTTCTCGACGCCAACCGTCGACGAGTACGGGGTAAACAAGGGGTTCCTGGCCGGAAACCAGTTGCACTACATGGTCAAATGCCTCGGCTGCCGGCAGTGGGTGCTACCTGACTTCGACCACGACTTCATCGTCCCGGGCTTCGACGACAGCATCGTCAGGTTCACGAAGGATGACGTCAATGACAGGCGCTTCCGGATCCAGGACGCCTACATCAAGTGCCCCTGCTGCGGCAAAGACCTGCAGCAGGCCCTGCTCGACCCCGAGCGCCGGCAGTGGGTGGCCAAGCGGCCGGACGTGTGGGACCACAGCTACCAGGTGTTCCCGTGGGACGTTCCGAAGTACAACACGCCGCCGGCTATCATCAAGCAGATGGGCGATTACCCGCTGCGCAGCGACTTCTACAACTTCGTCATAGGCCTGCCGTACAGCGACGCGGAAAACAACTTCACGGTCACCGACGAGCACCGCAAGCGGGTGAGCGACGTAGATCTGTGGATATTTGGCCAATGGGCTGTGACCTGCCAGACCATCGGCGGGATGGACGTCGGCAAGACGTGCCACTTCGTCGTCAAGGCGAAGGTCGGCCGCCACTGGCACGTCGTGTGGGCCGAGAAGATCCGCAACACCCGGGAGAACCCTGCCACCGGTCAGGTGCTTGAGCGCTACGACTACTTCCGCATGGCCGTGCTGTGCATCGACGCCGGCCCAGACATCACCCTGGTCAACAGCCTGGTGGGCGCCAGGCTCGGCATCAGGGCGGTGGTCTATGTGAACAAAGTCAGCGGAATCCTCCCGATCGACGAGAAAGCTGACGGTATGGTAGTCAATGCCGACCGCACGAAGACGCTTTCGCTGCTGTTGAACAAGCACAACGCCGGCGAGATTCACTACCCGATGCGCGAGGAGCTCACCAAGGAGATCTTCGATCACCTCAAGACCACCAAGAAAATCCGCGCCAAGGGGCCGGACGGGGAGATGGTCGAGCGCTTCATCAAGACCGATGACACGGACCACTGGGTGCACGCCATGAACTACGCCAACATCGCTGCGCTGCTGGTGGAAGACCTCGGGCTGTCGGCGGTCATCTCGGCGCCGCCGAGCGTGGGGAGGGTGAAGCTAGGCAGTAACGCCGGCGCTAAGCCGGCGACCAGGACAGGGTGGTGAAGCTCAGCGCTTGCCGCAGAGCTTCTCGTTCAGTTCGTCGACGACTTCTCCGCTGTAGGGCCTGCGTACCTCCAGCGCCTTTAACTGGTGAATGAACGGTGTCCACTCGCTCCAGCTGCCGTTCGCCAGTTCGTACTTCATCTCCCCACAGAGCACACCAGGCGCACCGTCTGCCACGTTTCTGAACTGGACGCTGTCTGGGTTGCCGATGAAATCGGTCTGCCTGGCGGCCTCTTTCAGCCTCGCGTCTGGCCCGGCCTGACAACCTACCAGTGCCGAAACCAACACTGCTGCGAAAAATATTCTGACCATGGAATGCGCGTTCTTCCTGTGATTACGGAAGCGTAGCGGCGATGAGCCATGATTAGCAACCTGCAGGTGAAAATACCCTATTGCACCAATTGGTTGCATACCCAATAATCCGCCCCAAACCGTAAACCTGTAAATACAGTTAATGGCGAGATCCCAACCAGGAAAGAACACCAATCGCTCCGCAGCAGCCGGAGCGAGCGTCGTTCTGCCTAAGCGCAATCTCGCCGGCAAGGCTCGCGCCAAGCGCCCCGGTTCCGACTTCGACAAAGGGCAGTCGATCCGCAACGAGCTCAACACCTACGTTGCGAACGCGATCAAGAACATCCGCGACCGGTCCAACGTCAACGAGATCATCAGGGTCCTCATGCGAGAGGACGGCCTGTTCAGCTCGGCTGCCAACAGCATGGTGGCGCTGGCTGCCAACAGCGGCTACCGACTGGCCTGCTACAACGCTGAAGGGGCCATGGACCTGGCGGTGATGGGCACCGCCTACTCGCTGCTCGATCGCCTGAGCACCCTGCATGACTACAGCCAAGGCTTCAACGACAAGCCGGGGCTGCAGTCGCTGCTGACAACCCTCCAGATCGACGTGGTAGGCACAGGCGGTTGCGGAGTGGAGCTTGTCCTGGACAAGGCATTCGGTCCTGAGCGCCTGGTTCCGATCGGCTACTCGACCATCGCCTGGGAGGCAGACGGCAAGGGCGGGCGTTACCCGACGCAGGATAGCGGTGAGATCGACCTCAACCTGCCAACCGTCTTCATCGCCGAACACAACCGCAATGCCGACGAGGCCTATGCGGTGAGCCTGCTCCGCCCAGGCCTGACTCACACGATCAACTTCAACGAGTTCCTGGAAGACACCAACCGGGCGGTTAACCGCACCGGGCATAGCCGCCTGGTGGCGAAGCTGCTCAGCGAAAAGGTGCTGTCCTCGGCGCCGGACCAAATCAAGAACGACCCAGCCAAGCGCAACCAGTTCTTCAACGAGGTTCGGCAGCAGGTCGAGGAAGCCCTCGAAGGCTTGGAGCCTGAAGATGCCCTGGTCGCCTACGACTCGGTCGAGTACGAGGTCAAGGACACCGGCGGCAGCAAAGCCGACTACAGCCCGATGCTGACTACGCTTGGCAACCTGCTCGGCGCATCGCTGAAGACCCCGGCGTCCGTCAGCGGCCTGCGGGCCGGCGGCAGCCAGGCGCTATCCAACGCCGAGACCCTCATCTACCTCAAGGTGGTAGAAGCCGCCAGACCCCCAGTCGAGGAGGTCATGAGCCGCGCCCTAACGCTGGCAGTTCGCCTACTGGGCGTAGAGGGCCACGTCTATTTCGAGTTCATGCCAGTCAACCTCCGCCCGGAGGAAGAGCTTGAGGCCTACAAAGGCACCAAGCAGAAGCGCGTGCTTGAGCTGCTGAGCCACGGCCTGATCAACGATGCAGAAGCCTGCTACCAGCTGGGTGTGCGGCCCCAGGGGCTTGCAGGGCTTCTGGCCGGGACCGGGTTCTACGGTAAGACGGCATCTGCCGGAGAAGGAGAGCGCGAAAGTTCAACCGGGCGCGCCCTAAACCCTGGCACGCCGAGCAAATCCGGAGGGGACGACCAGTGACCCGTGAAGAGTACGACGGCCTGACCCCTGTTGGGTTTGGTGAAAGCGTTTCCAAGGAGACGATATGAAGGGTTTCCGCACCTGGCTGGGCACCGAAGAGGCGCTGGCTGAGCTGGATCGCTGGGAGGCTATGTACGCCGGCCAGCCGCCAGAGAAGCTGGCCTACGACGAAGACGAAGACGGCCAACCGTCCCGTGACAAGGACTTCAACGTCTACAGCGACCGCAAGGGCCTCTACCTGCTCGAGCGCATCGGCAGCATGGCCATCGTCAAGGTGCACGGCTCGCTGACCAATACGCACCGGTGGTGGCACGCCTGGATGGCAGGTTACGTGGCCAGCTACGAGGCCATAGCCGACGCCCTGCAGATCGCCCTGGACGAGGAGGGCATCGATGAAATTCTCATGGACTTTGCCACCGGCGGCGGCGTGGTCCGCGGCCTGGACATCATGTCCGACGCAATGCGGCGCGCCGACAAACGCAAGCCGGTCTACGCCCATACCGACTCGCATGCCTTCTCTGCAGGCTACTGGATGGCTTCCACTGCACGCCAGGTCACGGCCTCTCGCATGGCCGAGGTCGGCTCGATCGGCACACTCATGGTGCTGACCACCTACGTCAAGGCAGCCGAAAAGGAAGGCATCGAGTACCACGTCTTCCGGGCCGGCGAGTTCAAGGCACTGGGCCTGCCGTATGAAGATCTCGACGACAAGGCCAAGGCCTACCTCCAAGACAACCTCGAAAAGACCAACCGGTTCTTCCTTGAGCACGTATCCCGCAACCGAAACCTGATGATGAGCGAACGCGAGCGTTGGGCAGAGGGCAAGACCTTCTTCGCCGAAGAAGCGCTTGCGGTAGGACTGATCGACCGGGTCACCACCCTGGCCGATCTAATCGGAAGCGCCGCTTCCAAAACCACCACCAGTGACCCCCGGAGATTCGAGATGAACATCTCTGCTGAAAAACTGGCTCAGATTGCGGCCGGCGCCGACCCGAAAACGGTCCTGACCGCGGAAGAGCTGAAACACTACGAGGCCAGCCTCGAAACCCCTGAGCCCGAGGCCAATGAAGGCAAGGGCGAAGGCGAGGACACGCCGGAAGCGGAAGAACCTGAAAAGCCTGCCGCAGAGGCCAGCGCTGACACCCTGGCGCTGATGAAAGAGATCGGCCGACTGGAAGCCAAGCTGGAAGCGGCAGAAGCCGATAACGCCACCCTGCAGCAGGCACTGGCAGGGCGCGACGCCCAGATGGCTTCGCTGCTGACAGTCGCCCAGGCGGCCGTCGGCAACCTGCAGGTCGCGCTGCAGCGCCCGCGCGAGGCCAAGAGCACCGCCGCCGAGGTCGTCGCCCAGTTCAATGACCTCCAGGGCGAGATGGCCAAGCGCTTCAAAACTGGTCAGCAGACCACTACCCCGACCGAGGACAACACCCGTCCTGCGGCCACCACGTCGTTCCGTCACTAAGGAGGCCAGCCATGGCTGATTTCGAATTCAATGTGCTGACTCACAGTCCCGAGCGACTGAACGTCATCGCCACCAAGCTCGGCCCGGATGCGGCCACCAAGTACACCGACAAGGACAAGCGCAAGGCTGTCAAGCTGGGTGCGGTCGGCAACCACGTCCTGTGCGTGGCTGGCGACGAGATCGAAGGGTTCATCGACAGCGTCGAGGCGGCTACCTCCGGTGGCTTCTCCTTCGGCGGTGTGGCGCGCGGGAACCGCGGATTCCGTGTCGAGGCTCAAGTGGGTGCAGGCCAAGGTGCAACGCCGATGGCCGTGGGCGACCTGGTGGTCGCCGATGACCAGCTGGCCATTGGCACCGCTGGCAAGCCGCAGGTCAAGACCGGCACCCCTGCCACCCACAAGTACCGGGTGATGAACGTCAAAGGCACCGGCCTGGCCGGCACCACCGTCGTCCTCGAACTGCTCTAAAACTTGGCGTGCAGACCTGTAAACACAGGTCTGCCAACCCCAGCTATACAGGAAAAAGTCAGTATGAAACCATTCAAACTCGAATACTGGGCCAAGGACGAGAAGGGCGGCAAAGTCCTGAAGTCCGTCGACGTCACCGTCGAGGCATACAAGCACGCGGCTGAGAAGGGCATGACCCTCCGCCAGTACGCCAAGCACCTGGCCCCGGACTGGGACCGCAGCATGGGCGACCCGCTCGACCAGATGTACGCCAACTCCGGCCTGCTGGACGGCCAGAAGTTCGGCATGCCCGCAATGACTCTGCAGGACATCGCCAAGGCTCAGCTGGCCGATGGCTTCCGCCGCCCGGACGGCAGCGACAACAGCTTGGGCGCCCGCCTGCTGTACCCGCAGCTCATCCTGGAAACCATGCAGGCCAACGCCCTGCGTGACGACGGCAGCGACATTCTGGCGATCTGGGAAAGCCTGATCGGTGTCAGCCGCAACATCAACGGCACCAAGGCCGACCAGCCGATCATCGACACCACTGCGCCGGAAGGCAGCCGCAGCGGCCGTATCGCCCAGCTGGCTGAGCCGGAGACCATGATCTCCATCACCACCGGCGACAAGTCGTACCGCATCCCGACCAACTCGATTGGTCTGATGATTTCCGACGAGGCCATGGCCGCCACCACCATCGACCTGGTTCGCACGGTCATGGAAGCGCAGTCCCGTGGTGACCGCATCCGCCGCGCCATGGAGCAGCTGAAGTCCATGGTCCAGGGCGACGTCGACGCCGGCATCAGCGCCCTGCCAGTCACCAAGATCAGCGAGTTCGACAGCTCGATCACCGCCAACGGTGTGATCACCAAGCGCGCCTTCATCAAGTGGCTGCACAGCAAGCAGAAGATCTGCAACCTGAGCCAGGTGCTGACCGACATCGACACCGCCATCGACATCGATGACGCACTGCTGCCGAAGGTCACCGGTACCGACTCGTCCAAGATCGCTGCACCGTGGGGCGGCCTGAACCTGGGCATCACCCAGCCGCGCATCGTACCGGTGGACGCTGACGTGTTCGGCGCCGCGCACCTGGTTGGCCTGGACCCGCGCTACGCCATCCAGCGCTTCGTCAACGTGTCGGCTTCCTACGACGCGATCGAAGAGTACGTGATGCGCAAGGCGACCGGCTTCCGCGTCGACTTCGGCGAGATGTCGACCCGTCTGTACGACGAAGCCTGGTCGGTGGTCAGCCTCGAGGCGTAATTGAACGGGGCCGGCCACGCCGGCCCCTCCACAGGAGAGCAGTTATGGCTTTGAAGAAGAATGAAGCGGCTGAGCTGGCCAAGGCGGAAGCAGCCCTGGACGCCGAGGCAAAAGCCGCAGCGGTGAAGGAAGAGCCCGCGCCGGAGCCGGAAGTGAGGGAAGAGCCAACGCCCGCGCCGGAGCCGGAAGTGAGGGAAGAGCCAACGCCCGCGCCGGAGCCGGAAGTGAAGGAAGAGCCCGCGCCCGCGCCG